CGACATTCAGCATTATAGATGTCACCGCAGATCCGTGGCAACAGGTAGCGGTATATCGAGATAATAAGATTTCACCACTCTTGTTTCCTAATATTATCTACAAATATGCCAATACCTATAACACCGCTATTGTTGTTATCGAGTCTAATGATGCGGGTATGATCACGTGCAACGGGTTATATCATGATCTAGAATATGAAAATATGTATGTGGAATCACAGGTAAAAACCGGCGCATTAGGTATAAACATGGACAGGAAGGTCAAAAGAATAGGTTGCAGTACCTTTAAAGATCTTCTTGAGGAAGGTAAATTAGAGGTTCATGATGAGGAAACTATTAAGGAAATCTCGACATTTGAAGCTAGAGGGCAATCCTACGAGGCATCTGATGGTAACCATGACGATCTTGTAATGAACTTGGTCCTAATGGGATATTTCAGTAATACCTCATTCTTCAGTCAAGAAACGGATATAGACCTAAGAAAGGCGCTATATAATAAGAATATGATAGCTATTGAAGAAGACATTCTTCCGTTCGGGATTATAGATGACGGTAGGGATTATGAAGAGGAAAGAGCCAATCGAGAACTCACGGAAAAGTACACGCCATGGTCAATTAACACAGATCAGTGGTAAAACAGCGAGAAGTTATAAATAGATTCATGAAACAAATCTTATAATGATCAAATCTTATAATTCTTAAGGAGAATATCTTATGGCTTTAGGCTCACCAATTCCTTCGCTATCTCCTGCTGTCAATTTTAGGGAAATCGATCTAACAGGTCGCGCGCCAAATCTACCGGCGTCTATTTCCGCTATAGCAGGTAATTATAGCTGGGGTCCAATTGGGACACCAACACTAGTGGCCAACGAATCAGGTCTAGTTAGTGTTTTCGGGGTTCCTACCTCAGCTAATTCAATTAATTTTCATGAAGCGTCGTATTTCTTACGTTATTCAGACGCTTTGCATATCATTCGCGAAATCGATGGTGACTCTGCTGGAGAAACCACCGCTCGTAACGCATATGCAATCACATCACCTACAAGCTCACTACTTGTTAAAAATCCTTCTAATTTCGACCTTCAAGAAGGCACATTAGACAACTTTAGTGGTGACTCAGCTGCTGACCCGACACTTGTACGTGGTCATTCAATTATCGCACGCTATCCTGGTGAAATCGGTAACTCTGTGGATGTTCACATCTGCCCAGGTGACTCCGATGGAACAGTTTTTGCGGCATGGGAATACGCGGATCAGTTTGATGCTGCTCCAGGTACTTCAGTATATGCTGCAGGAAGAGACGGTACATGGGACGAAGTACACGTAGTCGTAGTAGATCGCACCGGCGCAATCAGTGGTATTAGAGGTTCAATCCTAGAGAGATATCCATACCTTTCAGTTGCAACTGATGGTAAAACTGCGGATGGTGCTACTAACTATATTCAGAACATCATCAACGAGCGTTCTCAATATGTGCACTTTGTAACATTCGGTTCAACGCTAGCGTTCGATTCCGATGAATGGGGTCTTTCTTCAACAGTCGGTACAGCAACTACACCAGGCTCAGCTAAAGTATTTACAAACGGTCTTTCTACTAAGTCCTATGTAATGGCAAACGGTGTAAACAGTGGTACCCTTCAAGCAGCAGATTATATCCGCGCATTTGAAACAGTATCTGATCAAGAAACGATCGATGTTGACATTCTTATTGCCCCAGGTATGACCGCACGCGTTGATCAAGATCTTGTTACTGAAAGCATGCTTTCTATCGTTTTGACACGTAAAGACGCAATCGTGATCACATCACCAAACCGCTCAGCTATTATCGGCCGTACGCCATCATTGATTGATGACGATATTGTTCTATTTGCTAACGGTATGTCTAACAGTTCATACCTCTTCATCGATTCTAACTACTTTAAAATCTATGACAAATATAACGATCAATATATCTGGATCGCAGCGGCTTCTTCTACAGCAGGTCTTATGGCCGCTACGGATAGAAATCAGGCTCCTTGGTACTCACCAGCTGGTAACAGACGTGGTATCTATAACGGTGTAACTGATATTGCTTGGAACCCTAAGAAACCTGAAAGAGATACTCTCTACAAGGCTGGGGTAAATCCTGTCGTACAATTCACTGGTAAAGGTGTTCAATTGTTCGGTGATAAGACAAAACTCCAACGTCCAAGCGCATTCGATCGTATTAACGTACGCCGTCTGTTCTTGAAATTGGAAAAAGATATTATCAGCTACGCTAAGAATATCCTCTTCGAATTCAACGATGAATTTACAAGAGCAGAATTCGTAGGCGTTGTAGATCCATATCTTCGCAATGTTCTCGCTCGCCGAGGCATATATGATTATCGCATTGTCTGCGATGAAACCAACAACACACCTGAAGTCATTGATAACAACCAGTTTGTTGCATCGATCTTCGTTAAACCTGCACGTTCAATTAACTTCATCACGCTTAACTTCGTGGCAGTTAGAACTGGTGCAAGTTTCGAAGAAGTTGTTGGCTTGGTTTAAGGGAGAAAGAAAATGGTCTTAAACGTAAACCAATTTAAAGAAAAACTTCGCGGTGGTACACGTAGTAACCTGTTCGCAGTTACTCTAAGTACTCCCGATGGTCTTGAAAGCTTGGAAGAAATTTCAAACTTCATGGTAAAAACGGCAGAGCTTCCGGGCTCTACCATTTCACCGATCATCATTCCTTTCCGCGGTAGACAGCTAAAGATTTCGGGTGATAAAACATTCGATCCTTGGTCAGTTACCGTGATTAACGATCCAGATTTCCTAGTCCGTAAGACTTTGGAAAGATGGATGAGCGGAATGAACAACCATGAAGATAACCAAGGTGTTGACGAAGGGTACTTTGTCGACCTAAGAATCTCACAACTCGACAGAAATGGCGAAAAACTGAGAACCTACATCCTTAAGGATGCTTGGCCTTCTGATCTAGGACCGCTTCCTGTATCATTTGATGCTCAAGATACTCTTGGCGAATATCAAGTGGTATTCCAGTACCAGTACTGGACTACAGAGGAAGAAGATCTTATCGAGCACGGAGACGGCTTCTAAGATTCGTATAAGTAGTATGGAAGGGGGATTATTCCCCCTTCTGTTTTAGTGAAGAGGATTAAAAATGTCAGAAACAGGCTTCCGTTTATTCGGATTCGAATTAAAAAAAGTCAACGATAAAGAAGAAAAACGCAAGTCGGATTCTATCGTACCGCCTACTGATGATGATGGTGCCGGTTATATAACCTCTACTGGTGCGGGATTCTCAGGTCATTTTGTTGACATAGATGGTGACAAAGCCAAAGATGTTGCTCAATTAATTATGAAATATCGTGGTGTATCAATGCACCCAGATGTCGATATGGCATTAGAAGAAATTGTAAACGAATCAATTGTGATGGGTGAGGAAGAATCACCTGTGAAACTGGTATTAGACAGTATCGAAGATAAAGATATGTCTAAACAAGTAAAAGAAAAGCTTCACGACGAATTTAATCATATTCTATCCCTTCTAAATTTCAGTGAAAACGGTCAGGATATGTTCAAGAGATGGTATATCGACGGCAGACTATTCCATCATATTATCATTGACGAAAAACAACCTAAGAAGGGTATTCTAGAGGTCCGCTTTATGGACTCTTCAAAAGTTCGTAAGGTTAGAGAAGTCAAGTATAAGAAACATGAAACTACTGGCGTTAGAGTTGTTGATAAGATCGATGAGTATTTTGTCTTTCAAGAAAAGCCTGGTATGCAAAGTCAGGGGGTTAAACTTACACCTGATTCCGTTAGTTATGTCACATCAGGCCTATTGGATGAGACTAGAACAAAAGTAATCTCATATTTACATAAAGCGCTTAAGCCTACAAATCAGTTAAGAATGATGGAGGATTCACTTGTAATCTACCGTCTCGCGCGTGCTCCCGAGCGTCGCATCTTCTACATCGATGTCGGTAACCTACAAAAGGGTAAAGCGGAAGAGTATATGAAGACCATTCGTGCTTCATACAGAAACAAATTAGTCTATGATTCTGAGACCGGTGAAATCCGTGATGACAGAAAACATATGACAATGCTAGAAGATTTCTGGCTACCTCGTAAAGAAGGTGGACGCGGTACCGAAATTAGCTCACTACCCGGTGGTGATAATCTAGGTCAGATTGAAGACGTGATATACTTCCAAAAAAGACTTTATCGCGCCCTAAACGTACCTCTTTCAAGACTCGAGAGCGAATCAGTATTCGTTTCTGGTAGAGGTGGTGAGATCACAAAAGAAGAGATCAAATTCCAGAAGTTTGTGGATAAAGTAAGAAGAAAATTCTCTAAACTGTTCTTGAATCTGCTTAAAAAGCATTGCATTATGAAGGGATTAATCACTGAAGAAGAGTGGAATAGTTGGAAACCTGATATTGCAGTTAACTTTCTTCGCGATAACCACTATGCGGAATTAAAAGATAACGAGATCCTTAGAGAACGTGTTCAAACCCTAGATATGATTTCTGTCCATATACCTCAGTTCTTTTCAGAGGATTATGTCCTTAGAAAGATCCTTAGATATGACGATGATGAGATCAAAGATCTGAAAAAAGAAAAAGATGCGCATAATGATGATGCTGCTGATCAAGGATTTGCTCCTGCTCCACCGGTCGGTCATATGATACCCCCGGAACAACCAGAAGAACCCGAGCCTAAAGCTAAAAGTAAAAAATAATCGTCTAAAACGTGTAAACGTATAAATAAAGATATGCAACAGGAGAATTCAACCATGTCTGATATAACTAGAGAACTAATAGGTCACATTATGAATGATGACACTGTTAATGCAAAAAAATCCTTTGAATCAGCTCTTAATGATCGGGTATCATATGAGCTGGATGATATCAAACAAGAGGTTGCCGCAAGCATCTATAACGAATCGGTAGAAATCGATGAAGAAGATGATTTCGATCTTAGTGACGAAGAATTAGAAGATGCGCTTCGCCTAGCTGCTGAAGAATTAGGTTACGATGAAGATGATGAGCTTAGTGAAGAGCAAATTGATGAGCTAAGCAAGAAAACCCTTGGGTCTTATATCGGTAAAGCAGCAGACCGTGTATCTTCTTCCGCATACGATGCCGGTGAAGTCAACGGTCTAGATATGGGCGGTATTGATGATGACGATAATGCAGGGCCTAAAGCCTATAGAGATGCTGATAAACATACAAAAGGTATCAAGCGCGCAGTTAAGAAACTGGCCCAAAAATAGGAATAATTAGATGAAACTGATTAGCGAATTCAATGACATTCATGTCAGCAATATGATCACTGAGGCTAAAGATAGCAAAGTGAAGACATATGCTATCGAAGGCATTTTCGCTCAGTCGAATCAAAAGAATAGAAATGGTCGTATTTACGAAGATAGGATTCTACGTCCTGTCATCGAAGCATACAACCAAAACCAAGTTACTAAGGGCCGCGCAGTAGGTGAACTTAATCACCCAGCAGGACCTACAATCAACTTGGATAAAGTATCTCACCGCATCACCGAACTTAATTGGGATGGTGATAATGTGGTAGGTAAGGCACAAATACTGGATACGCCCATGGGTAAGATCGTTAAAAATCTTATGGATGGTGGGGTTCAACTAGGTGTGTCAACTCGTGGAATGGGAACTCTAGAATCAAGGAACGGTTCGATGTATGTTAAAGATGATTTTCATCTTGCTACTATCGATATTGTTCAAGATCCATCAGCACCGGACGCTTTCGTTAATGGGATTATGGAAGGTGTAGACTGGATTTGGAATAATGGCCTAATTGAAGCTAGAGCAATTGAAAAAGCAGAGATTGAAATTAAGAAAGCTTCGCGTGTGGATCTTTATGAGACACAAGTTCGTGAATTTAAGAATTTCCTCTCGTTACTCAA